ATAGTGACGGCTCAGGACCGTCGCGGAGGCGCTACCGATACTGTCGGTAGTTGCTGGATGGAGTACTCCATCTATTTCAAGGATGTTTAGTTGTTTTTAATAAAAACAGTTTAAAGACTTGAGACTCTGAGAGGCTTTGAGGTTTAGAAAAGGTTAGCGGACACTTTGTAGTGGTTGTAGCGCCTCCTCACAGCAGCCTCTTGTTCCTCAGAGAGGCCTTTCTCAGATATGAAAATGTCATCCCTATTGTGAGTGAAGATCTTGGGTAGTCCGGCGGGGATCTCCGCGTTAGTGTAGCGACAGTGAATGGATCGATCGTGTTCACGATCGAGGAGATGGATAATCGACTCCGGAGCCCAGTGCTTGAAAGACATATCGTCGAAGACGATACCATCCGTCTCGGGGGTGATGTTCTTGAGATCATCGATGTGACTAACCATGACGCCATTTTTAAAGTGGCTAAGCGCCCATGCCGTCTTGCCAGTCCCAGCCTTCCCACTCACAAGCCAGTTCTTCGTGGTCAAATCCAGAAGAGGGGCTGTGAAGTTGGAATACTTCGTTACCGTAGTCTTCTTCTTGGCATTGGTCTCCCAGAGCATCTTGAAGTAGGGAATCTTGGAGCAGATGGTCATCTGGATTTCCACAGGTCCCTTGAACACATCGGCCCATCTCTGACAGTTGAGAACATGATCAGTAGCCGCAGAGAACTTCTCTTCGGGGCCGGCCTTGACAACAGGAAGCTCACCGACAGGGTCGGGGTCTGACTTGTCCACATACTTGCGCCAGTTGGCCAAGTGTTCGGCGCTCTTGATGGGCTGGATGTTCGGATGAATCATCTCCCCATCAAATTGGTAGTCGAACTTGTGTGCGTTCTTGATGTCCGGTTTAGCGTTGAGCATCACCAGGACATGGGTGTGTTCGTATCCGGTGGCTCCAATCTCATGAACCACTCGAGCCATGCCGGGTTTGCCCGCAGCCGAGAGGACGAAGGCATGAAGATCATCCTTCGGAAGATGAGTCTTGTAGGTCAGTGCAAAGTTCTTGACGAGGAGACGGAAGTTATGGTTGTCGGGAAGAGCTTCCAAGATAGGAGCGGACATCTGCTTTTTTCAAATTTCAAAAAAAAATCATTTTTATTTTTAAAAAATTTTTAAAAAAAATTCAAAAAAAAAACAAAAAAAAATAAAAAAAAAAAGTAACAGAGCTACCGTGGCAGACATGCGTGGCAAGTGCTTTGTGTCAGATGCTTCCGGGGACCCTATCTTATATAGGGGCGATTTTGTGTTTTGCTTTCCCGCCTTCCACCAAAACACAAAATTCAAACCAAACACAAATTCAAATTTCACCCAAAATAGAAAAAAAAAAAAAAAGTTTCCCGCGAACTTTTTGCCCGCAAATCACAAAAAAAATCGCGCTTGCGTCGTCTTCATTTAGCCTTGACCTAAACCACTTCACCGTAGGACACTGGGTGGGCTAGGGGACACCTCTTTATATGGAGGTGGAAAGGTGGAAGTGGTGGAAAAAACCCCTATATAATGTTAAGGGGTTTTTTCCAAAGCAGGAAACCAGGTCTCTCCAAGGTACGCCATGCCTGCTAAGCGTACTTTGGTTTTTCCTGGAGGTACTCCTGCTCGCTCATCACCTGCCAAGAAAGCCAAGATTTCTGCAGGTAAGCGTAAGCGCAAGACAGGTGCTGGCAAAGGATTAGGGAAGGCTTTGCTGAAGCTGGCTGAGCAGAAAAGGTTCACATCTACGTTTTCTACTGGTATGAACGGAACAGTATCAGGGAATGGGACTTGGTATGGTCCTGTGAATATCCTAGCAGGCATTGTGACTGGTTCTACGGGTTCCACTCGTAATGGAGATGAGATCTACATCAATCACATTGATGTTAAGATCTCTTACACGAGGCCCACAGACCGTCCCAATACCTTGTTCCGGGCGGCTGTAATCAGAACCGATTATGATGGCATTCCTACCTTGGGTGCAGCTGGTGCTGGACCTCCGTTGCGTGCCAGTATTGGCAACAACAATGTGATGTCTTCTCTTGAAGAAGAGAAACTGATCATTGAGAAGGAGTGGTATGCTAACCCAAGCGATGTCGGCTCTGTGCCAAATTCAAGCAATCCTATTGCTGAAATTATGGACGTTAAGTATGTTCGTGTTCCTGTGAACCGTAAGGTTCATTACAAGGATGCCAGTAGGACATCTGGTGTGAATTGCTTTTCTATTATAGTGACGGCTCAGGACCGTCGCGGAGGCGCTACCGATACTGTCGGTAGTTGCTGGATGGAGTACTCCATCTATTTCAAGGATGTTTAGTTGTTTTTAATAAAAACAGTTTAAAGACTTG